CGCCTTCGTCAGCCCAGATTTTGCTGTTGGTGGTCGACACGAAACGGATGTTCCGATACTTACCAACTTCACCGAACAGCAACTTCGTGGTCGAAGAATACTTCTCGGTGGGGACAAAATCCGTACCCATGTTCGACTTGTCGTTCACGAGATCGTGTGCGACGTGGGGGTGGATGATGCAAACGAAAGCCTCGCCCACGGGCTGTGTGGCGACGTTCTTCGTTGCGTTGATACGAGACTCAGGATACTCGGCATCCTCGGCCTCGAGAGCGGTGATAGCAGCGTCACACATTTCTTTGGTGATGCAGCCGTTGACGGTCGAGCGAGCGCCAGTACCGTAGGCCGCAGACGAATCGTCAGCAGTCGAGCGGTACAGGTTGGTGCCGGCGGTGATGATGTCACGGACAACCGAGTCCATCGACTCGTTCATCTGCATGGAGAGCAGCGTGACTGCTTCCGAGATGATCGGATCAACGAACAGGAGATTGACCTTGTCAGTGACCAAGACGAAGTCACCATACTGGCCGATGGTGGCGACGACGTTGGTGTGAGTCAGGGTCTTTCCGGAAGGAGTGACGCCATCGGTCAACTCAGTAATGTTCTGTGCCAGCTTCTCCCAGCGACGGAACATGATCTGATCGCCTGTGTTCTTCTTCAGCGGTCGCTGCTGACCGTAACGGTCGTGCATGAGCTTGCGCTCGGCGCGTTTCAGCAGCTTCCGGTCGTAGTACGCTTGAGTCAGACTAGGAAGTGAATCCCCAGATCCGCTTGCGTGTAAACTCGCGTATGTTTCCATTTCAGGAACCCTTCTTGTTTAGTCAGCGAAATCCAACTGCTGCTCGAGTGCAGCGAATTGGGCATCCGAGAGATTGTTAAGATCCTCGGCTGTTGAGATTTTCTTCGTACCGCCCTGCTGGGGATTTCCTCCCATTCCAGGTGCGGCTTGGGCACTCATTGGATGTGCGTGCTGCTGACCGCCCGGCTGACCCCCGGACTGCGCTACGTACCGACTGGCGAGGATTTCTGCCCCCATCACGTCCTGTCCGTATCGCTCCTGCACTTCCGCAGGCTGCTGCATCGTCCATTCCTTGAGCCCAGGCAACATGTTGGGCTTAAAGCCTTGTACGGATTGCTCGAGATGATTCGCCATCCTGAAGTCATTGGCTTGCTGCCGAAGTGGTGCCATTTCCTCTCGGAATGCCTCCAGCTCAGTTTTTGCCTCGACTCCAGCACGAGCGACTGGTTCCAGATGGTCAAAGGTCCTCTGGTCCATGTCGCCAAGATCAACTCCGATCTCCTCGATAGGCTCCTCGCCACCCCCAAGCCCACGCGCTACCAACATCTCATTGACTCGCTCGGCACGTTCAAGTCTGTCCGTAAGGTCCTTGAATCGTGTCTCGGTCGCTGAGTCCTGCTGATGCACGGGCTCTGGATTAGGTGCATGAGCTGGCTCCTGTGCGCTGTTATCCTGCGCTTGCCCAGCATCGCCGCTGGTCAGATTGCCAATCATGTCGCTCAAATCCAGACTCTCAGACAGGTCTGTAGTTTCTTCTGCTTCTGGGCCAGTATTGACTGGATCATCAGTAGTCGAATCAATCTCCTGCCTGACGTGTGCGTTGATTTCTTCCAGTGACATATCATCGACCTGGTCCATCAGATCGTTGTTGCCAGCGACTTCATCAAGCACTCCTTGGGGATCTTTCATGTGATTGCCTTTCGTGTTTTACGGGCCGTCGCCCGAGGTGAACATTGTCAACATCCTCAAAACATCTTCAAGTGCGGCTGCTTGGCCGTCATCGTAAGCCCGCTCCAATGGCCATTCCGGTGAGTCCGGCTTCGAGGGCGATGCCCTCCTGTCCTTCAATTCCTTCACCTGCTCCACCAGAACCTTCAGGTGTCCCGACGCCGCCATTGCCTTCAGGGCCTCCCGGCGCTTGGCCATTACTGGAGGCATCTCCGTTTCCTGATTCATCTCCTCCATTATCAACTCCCGCCATGCTCAAGGCTAACTGTGTCATGATGAGGCGGGCTTCTTCGGAGTCATTCACGATTCGGTCGACATCCTCGTAACCCTGATTCCTCAAGAACTTCTTAAATAGATACGGCATGTCGGTGATTGCGATCAAGGCCGGATTGTTCGACACAGTCTGGAACGTCATCAGATCCCGCTCAAGTTTCTGGGCCTCGTCGATGAACATCTTGGCACCGGCAGCTCTGACAAGCCACCCTCTCCGCAATGCTACGGGCGAAACCTTGTTCCACTTAACCTTCGATCCTTGCGTGACGACGTACCATTGCTCCTCTGTGAGGTACTGAGCGTCCATCTGGATAAACTGGTCCAGCGATGGCTCGATGAACTCCAGCTCAACCCTGCGGGCGATATGCGTCATGCGAGAGTTTGCGACGTTGCTTCTGCCGGCAGTCTTTGTAGCCGATTCACGAGGATTACCCTCTCCCATAGCAAATGCGGCGCCTGTGGTCTGCTCGATCTTCTGGAGAGTCGAGTTGAGCTGCTGCATCCCAACCGGGATACCCTGCATGTTCTTCATGATCGGGTTGATGGTCCCCTTCTCTTTGACGAAGTGTCGAGCACCAGGCCCGGATGCCTTCATCTGGTCGTAAAGACCGTCAACAACAACCTCGTATTCCGGCTGAATGACAGCGGCCACGGCGTCGACGATCTGATTGGCTTGAGCCTGAGCCATGCTCTCGAGCCCCAGCGCCTTCTCGACAACACCGATACCGTATGGGTCGCCAACCTGTTTGATGAGGCGAGCGTTACGGATGTGAGACTGACCGCTCCAGAGCTGCAAGGGTTCCAGGCGGATCAGGCCGCGCCGGTTTCCGATCGTGGCGACGTGATTCTCGTAGGTTGTGTTCCCGATCTCAAACGTGCCGGTGAACGTAATGAGTTCGTCGCCCTTCTGTTGCTGGGGCATTTGCATGTTGAGAATGCTGGCCTTGATCTCGTCGAGCTTCGTGTCCTGCTCGTTGCGGATCAACTGCTCGTTGCCCATGGATTGAAGGTTCTCGTACAGGGCGTACCCAGACTGGTCTTTCTGTGCCAGACGCTTCAGGAACGGCCTGCTCCTCCACATGCGATGCGCCCGGAGTGTCGTCTGGTCTGAGTCTGGGAACATCTCCTCGACGTAGTTGAAGATGTCTCCGCAATGAACTTCAGGTCCATTGAATGCCATGTCCTTTTCGACTGGCGGAATCGGGGCCTCTGGCATCGCCGGCATGGCTTCTGGTGGTAATCCAGACATAGCTGCAATCTGAGACTGCTGCTCCCATTCTGCCATTTCCTGCCTAAATTCGGCCACTGCGTTCCTGTAGGTGCTCATGTACTCAGCGACGGCCTCGTGGTAGGACTGATAGTCCACGGCCCAGTCGATCCGCCAAGATGTCTGGAATGGGGCGTTGCCAAGGATCGCCATCTGGCGGATAACATCCTCGCCAGGCGCCTTGTACTTGGCCATGTCGAGCTGCCAAGCAAGGAACTGACGCATATCCTCTGAGAAGTCGTCGTCGGTCGTCGTCCCGCCACCACGGCGAGTCGGTAACATTGTCATCCAGTCATGGGAGTTGAAGATGATTCCCATGATCTGAGGGACAATCGCCTCGACGGCATCGTGGACGCCAGGGTAGTACCGAGCTGATCGGCCAGCGTTCTTAGCTGCCTTGGCCCAGGCTTTGTCATGCGTGCAGGCGTAGGCCCACAAGCACTCCTCCCACTTTTCCTCCCGCAGCGAGCGGTCATCTTTTAGCCCGACCCATCGTCTCTCGAACCATCTGACGATTGTATCTGGGTCTTGGCCTCTGAGCTTAACAGCCACTAGGAGCCTCCGTATCGCATTTGCCCGACTGAAACCTGCTGTTCCATTCGAGACATTCTGACGATCAAGTCGCGGTGGTCGCGTTCCGATTTCGTCATGATTTTCTGGCCGGCAATCCCGCCTCGGATCATGTCGTACATGTGATCTTCTGCGTGCGTGTCGACATCCTCTGGATTCTTCGGGTCAGTAGGAATAGCCGGCAGAGTCCTGATTGCGTGATGACAGCACTCCATGATCTTGAATCGGCTCTTGCCGTTGACGACCTTCATCAGGCCGTGGAGCATTTGCTTCTGGTTCACGCGAGAGCCTGGGCCCTTCGGCCATGGCTTCCACCCCATCGCTTTTCCGCCCAGTTGAGCGAAAATCGTGTCCCCTGATCCGCGCCTGTCCATCGTCCCACCGTCAACGTAGCCCGTCGGGCATACGATATGTTCGATGAGTTGCTTGGACAGGATTTTCTCGCGCACGAGTGTGGCGTCCTCTTTTGACCCGACGTTCGGCTCTCCGCCGTATCCGTAAAGCTCTCGTCCGAGGATCACGTCGTCGTTCCGTGGGTCCATGAACAGCCAGCCGCAAGCGAACGGCTCCGTGTATCCCCAGTCAAGCGACCTCCAAACAACAGCGTCAGTCGGGATATCGGCAGTAGGGATGACGTGCTTTCGATGGTCCCATTCGGTGAAGGCCGCGCCGGCCACGATATT